CGGCTGCCACACCGCCACCCTTGCCGAGGGGTTCTCGCAGGATGCCCGCGACTACTTCACCGCATCAGGTGGTGCCCTGTCCCCCACCTCCGGAGGCGTCAAGAGGTGGGGAACCTCGGGAATCGGTGGCCTCTGGACTGCTGGCGTGGGTGGAGGCACCGGCAACCCTGGCGACCTGATCGTGGTGGATGACCCCATCAAGAGCCGCGAGATGGCGGAATCTGCCGCCTGGCGCCGTCAGGTTCATTCGTGGTGGGATTCGGTGCTATCCACACGGGAAGAACCCGGCAATGCCGTGGTGATCGTGCATACCCGCTGGCACAGCAACGACCTGATCGGCTACCTGCTGGCCAAGAACGACGAGCTGGAGAAGGAAGGGCTTCAGGCCCAATGCGAGCCCTGGCACGTGGTATCCATGCCGATCGAGGCCACCCCTGCCAACGCGATCAAACCCCTGCCCCGCACCGTCACCCGTGAGCAGGACGACCGGGCCCCCGGCCAGGCCCTCGACCCGACCCGCTTTGATGAGCGATGGATTGAGCGCAAGCGGGCCAACACCCCCCGCCGTGACTGGGAGGCGATCTACCAGCAGGCCCCCACCGAAAGCGCCGGGACGATCTTCAGCCGGGACACCCTGCGCTTCTACGTGCTGCCCGGTCAGAAAGCGGAAGAGGGTGATGTACTGCTGCCCGAGTACGGCATTCGCCGCTTGGCCTCGGTGGACGCCACCTTCAAGGATTCGGCAGGGTCCGACATGGTGGGCATCGGCCTCTGGCTGCAGACGCAAGAGGGCATGTTCCGGGTTGATCAGGTGAACCGCCGCATGGGCTTCACCGACACACTCGACATGCTGCGCCGCATGCAACCGGTCTGGGGATTCAACGAGCTACTGATTGAGGACAAAGCCAACGGCCCCGCGATCATCGACACCCTGAAGCGTGAAGCAGCCTATGCGGTGCGAGCGGTGAACCCCCTCGGCGGCAAGGTGGCCCGTGCTGAGGCTGCTGCGGTGATGTTCCGGCAAGGTCGCGTGTTCCTGCCGCGTCATTCCCCCTGGCTGAGTGAGTACACGGGGCAACTGCTCGCCTTCCCCTCGGGCACCTTCGATGACCTCGTGGATGAAACCTCTCAGGCCCTGAACTTCTGCGCAGGCACCGGCCCGATGCGGGTCACCACCGCCACGTATGGCCACGGGATCCCGCAGCAGCAGCCGGAGCCCCCACCACCCCGGCGGCGGTCACCTATCCCCGGCTTCCGATGAGCATCTACCAACCTACCAAACCCATGGACACCACCCCCCGCGATCCGCACCTACCGCCGCCTGCGGTCTGCGATTGGCTGCTGGAGCAGGACTGGTCGGAGATGATCCCTGTAACCCTCATTCAATATCATGGATCCACCCCGCACGGAATGAACCAAAGCAAGCTCTACGAATACCAGCAGTCCGACCCTGCGATTAGTGCTGAAGGAGGTGGGAACATCCTGTTGTCCGTTGAAGCGCTGGACGTTCTCCGCAAGGATCAGGACGACCGCCGGGCCGCCCTTGAGCAGAAACGGCAAGCCTCTGAAGCCGAGAGGTTGGCAAATACGGCAACGCGATGGTCACAGGACGCCGCTGATCGTGTCCGTGAATCCTGCCGCCGGTTATGACCACCACCTCCCCGCCACAACCTACCGACGACGTTGGGGAAGTCCCCAAGCGCAAGCGACGGGAGCGCAAGGGTGCGCCGCTGGAGCAGCCGGTCAAGCCTGGCTCACCGCCGCGCACGGAGCTATCAGAGCGGCTGATCATCGAGAACCAGGGGCTAGCGGAGGCAGCCGCTGCTAAGTGGTCCCGCCGTTGCTCTCGCCCCTATGAAGACTTCATTGGGCCCGCCCTGGAAGGCCTGATCAACGGATGCCGCCGGTACGACCCCAAGCGGATCAACCCCGGCACAGGGCGCCCATATGCGCTCAGTACCTGCGTGTGCATGTTCATCGAGGGGAGCATCAAACACCACATCAGGGACCACGGCTACGACGTGAAGATGCCCAGCAAGTGGCGTGAGCACTACCCCAAGGTGCGGCGGTTGCTTGCCGAGGGGCAGACGCTTGCCCAGGTTGTCGAGGCCCTGCCGGTGTTCACCGAGGCGGAGATCACCGAAATGCTCGGCGGCATGGTCGGCACCATCGAACTAGAGGATGAGCTGACCCTGTTCAGCAATCATCAACCTGAAATAATTGAAGACCCAGTTGTGCCGGCGCTTTACGCCCTAACTGAACTGGCATTCAACAACCTGCGACCTTCTGACCAGGGACTGTTGATACGCTGGGCGGCTGACCCGTTTCGCAAGGCTCGGCCGTCAGGGCCGATCTTTCAATTTGAAAACCGCCTGAAGGCCCACTTATGCGGCAAGACGCTAAAGCAGTTCCGTCAGGGGGTTCTCGGCCTTGACGTGCCCACCGTGGCTCCCGTACCCCGTGAGCGGCGCCCCCGCCAGCCCCGGCCTACACCGGCTGAGGTGGTGCAGCCATCCCTGTTCCCCCGCCGCAAGCCCCATCCTAAAGCCGTGAAGCTCTGACGCGGAAAGCTCTAGCAACAGGCCGAGAGTACGGGCAGCGGTGAAGTCTGAGCATCCTGGAACCGACCCGAGACTGCCGAGTTTTCAGCATCCGATCCTGCGGGAATACGCTGCTGATCTACAGCGTGCCTATGACGCCTGGTATTGCCTGAAGGGTGAGGAGACGAAGAAGAAATACCTGCCGAAAGAGCCAGCAGAACCACCGGAAGCCTATGCCGGCCGCTTGGGTCGTGCGGTGTTCAGCGACTTCTTCAAGGCTGGCATCGAAGCCTTCGCGGGTGTGCTGAGCCGCAGTGATCTGGTAGACCCCCCGGCCAGCTTCGAGAAGGCCCAAGACAATGTGGATCTGGAGGGTAACAGCCTGCAGGCATTCTGGATGACCGTCGATGCGCTATGCCTGCGGGATGGCGGCGTGCCGATCCTCGTTGAGATGCCCGATGGCCAACCCACTGATGGAGCCAGCGAAGCGGCCCTGAAGCGGCGCCCGTATCTGGTCAACCGCACCCGTTCAACGTGCCTGAACTGGCGAACGGAGATTGTGGATTCGGTGGAGGTTGTGACCCGCTGCACCTTCCTGGAATGGGCCGAGGTGGATGATCCCGATGGGGGCTTTGGGGTGAAGTATGAGGAGCGCTACCGGGTGATCGAGCCAGGGAAGTGGACGCTGTACAAATTGGCCAAGCGAGCCGATGGCAGCCTGATCCTGGAGGAGGTGACCAACGGCCAATATCTGGACTCCACGCAGCAGCCGCTGACGATCTGCCCGGTGGTTTGGTATCCCGCTGAGAAAGCAGGGTTCGGCAAGGGCGGCCTACCCCTGCGGCAGGTGGTAGAGCATTGCTACCAGTATTTCAGGAAGTCCAGCGATCTGGAGGAGAAGACCCATAAGTGCGCCATGCCGGTGCCAGTCGAGAAAGGAGGCTTGCCGCCGATGCCTGGCCAGGCTGCTGCCCCGTTGGTGATCGGACCCAACACGATCATCAGAGTTGACAAGGACGGTGACTTCTTTTGGCGTGAACCAGAGGCCACGTCTTTAGCGGAGCAGCGGGAGCAGATCAGGGAGGTGAAGGAGCTGATTGATCAGCACCTTTTGGGCTTCCTCAGCGGTGAAAGCAAAGTGACAAAGACCGCCACGCAGGCCCAGCTAGAAGGCGGGCGGGTGCAGGTGAGCATCAAGGCGATGGGTGAGCGCAAGAAGTCCACGATGCAGAGCATCTTGGCGATCTGGTGCCTCTACACCGGGGAGGAGCTGGCGGTAGGCGCTGGCCTCACGATGGATGAAAATGCGTTTGCTGAGCCGCTGAATGCCCAGGGTGCCGAAGCACTGCAACGGCTGGCCGGTGGTGTTGAGCTGATCTCGCAGGAAAGCGCGGTGGAGGCCCTGCAAACGGGCGGCTTCAACCGGGCGACCACCAGCGTTGAGGATGAGATGGACCGGATCCGGCGCGAGCGGCCAACGCTGGGGGCCCCCACGCCAGGGCGGAACGACACGACCACGCCGCTGGATGTGAGCACGCCGCTGGATGAGTCGCAGCCGACAGCGGAAGACTGAGCCGTAACCCATGGCCCAGGGCGACCAAATCCTCCGCAGCGTAGACAGCTACGCCGCCATCCTCGATGAGCTGGAGGGGCGCATGGTGGCCAACACCACCGCCATGCTCCGCACCGCCCTGGATCGGGTGCTGGGTGACCTGAAGCG